CGGCTACCTCGTCGGACGCGAAGATATGGGCGACTTCACCCCACGCCTTCTTCTCAAAACGGATAACGTTCTCCTTCACCATCCGCTCGAAGTCCCGCATGTCGTCACTCACTTGGAATCCCCTTCCGTTTCTTTAGAATACCAGCCATCAAGGTCGAATTCACCCTTCGGGACCACCCCACGGCAGATACCCAGGGCGGATTCGAATGGCACGAAATCAAATGCCCTCAGATGAGACTCCCTATAGCAGTTATAAATTTGCAGCCCAAACTTCTCAAAGTAGGGACGTAACCGAGTCAGCCAATCACCCGAGATTTTCAGTTGGCGGTTATTCGAAGCGATTGTATTGGCGTCTCTGTCCTGACCAAATGCGTAGTTCTCTTTGAGGCCGGCTTCCGGTCGCATATGGAAGTCGCACCCAAGCAGGAATATCGTTCTAGCCCCAAGATAATACAGCAATCGAATTCCGAGCAGCATCGTACAGGCAGTCTTTTCTTCTCCAGTCCGGCTTACTCCAGACTGCTGATTTCCCCACGATGCCTGTGTGTCCGTGAAGAACGTATGGTCCGGCGTTAGCCAGCTCCGACGCGCAAACCCCCACACGTTCGGACAGTCCTTGGCGCATAGGTCCAACCAATGAAAAGTCTCTCCTCGCTTCTCCCGTAGCATCCCGCGGCCTCTGCTCCCTCCTAGTTTCGGGATTGGGAGGAACTTCATGATCTGAGGATCGTCAAAGATTCCCCAATGAAACTTCATCGGTGGATCGGAGCAGACGAATGCGTTGACAGGAACCATGCCGGCGATGTTGTTCACGCCTAGACTGAAGATCCCACGGTCAGATAATCTGTGGTAGTCGACCAACTTGGCTGACGGTCCACCGCAGACTAGGAACGCAGCACGGTTGGCTAACATCCCGCGGAGAGCATGGGTGGGGGTTTTGGCCCTGTCGGTCACTACAAGGGGGTCGAGGAATTTCTGTCCGATGGATGCATCATTGATACTCAGGTTGTCCTTGCAATCAGCGCAGGCTGGAATGGCCGAATTGTTAGAGAGCAAGGTACAGACCTTGTAGAGATTGCAACGATAGGAATAACCATCAATCAGATCTTCCTTTTGATCCGATAGATAGACACAATGTGATTCGTCCGGGGCTGGCGTCGGAGGAGTCCCATTTCGGCAGGCTAGGAACTCTTCCGGCGTAGTCACCGTGTTATGCCAACGGCAGTGGCCGGCAGACGTGCAGAGGCATCGGTGTTCCATAAATTCTCCTACAACTTCGCCGGTTTAGGATACCACGGTGGCATCGTTCACCCCGGGCTAATGGGCTTCCGCCTTCACTGCATTATATTCGTAGCACGGCTCCAAAACTATCAGTTGAGGTCTCCAAAATAAATGAAGCTGGATCACCGTCCTAAGAATTCACGCAACACACCCAGTCTATTCGGTACTCCCGGCGCGTGACAAACCAAGTCGCCAGGACGCCAGTCGTCTGGGTAACTGTTGAGCGAACGCTTGCGAACGATCTGGACGTGCCGCATGTCGTCCGGATTTCGCAACAACTGCATAATGGCCCACTGTTCCCACCAGCAGTGATCGTGCGGTTCGGTTGTTTCCCAGACGCGCCGCAGAAAGTCATGGGACCACGGGCAATTCCGCAGTAGGAACGAACCCGAGTTGATCCCGTTGTGGTCGCGGGCTATCAGCAGGTCGCCTGTGGCACCGTCCGTCAGTTCCTGGAGCCGCCGCTCGGGCGCCGTCACCACCGCGTCCGCGTCGATCCACCAAAGCCAATCGTGGTCGGACAGCCACCGTTGCAACATCAGGATTTTGGACCACGATGCCGGACGAGCCGGGCAAAGCGTGGCGTCAGCGGTCACGAGCCTGTATCCGTGCCGTCCGCAATAGGCTTCCAGCGGTGGTCGCGTGACAGCTCGAATGTCGGCCATGCGGTCGTCGGCCAGGGTACAAGCCCCAATGTTCGTTGGCGTCAGCATCCGCACGGCTCGCGCGGCGACGGCTTCAGGCGTCAACTCTTGTAGACTCGCACAGGCAGGAAAGCACGCCGGCACGTAGTTCGGTGGCTGGAAGTTGCACGGCCCGCACGACCGTTTGCTTCTGATCGGCTGGACGCTCGGCATGTGCTCGTAGCTGTTCTCCGAAAGCGGCCCCAGCAGTAACAGCGTGGGTCTGTCGATGGTCCCCGCGACGTGGGCGGGCCCCGAGTCGATGGCCACAACCAAGTCAGTCTCAGCGATCAGCGCCGCCAGTCGCTGGATGGACTGCCCGACGAACACCCGCCACGGCCCCGCCTGCAACGCGGCGTCTGGCCGTCCGAGATCCATGATGACGGAATAGCCCTGAGCCGCCAGAGTCGCGCCAAGTGCCAACCAGTGCGTCCAGACCCACTGCCGTTCGTTCTGGTGAGACTGCGGGGCGAAGACTACCAGCGGTTTGTTCGGCTCGCGTAGCGTCTTCGCCCACGCTACCGCGGCGAGATCCAGGTGGACGGGCGGTCGCCGTATCTCCGTCAGTCCGAACCATCGTGCCCGGAAGTCAATCCGTGGCTCGCGCGATCGTAGTTCTGGTTGCCAACTTTCCGCAAGATTCTCGCCCGGATCGGTTGTCAGCGTCCCGCCGAACATTCGCACGACGTCAACGCGGTTCGCGGGAACGTTCAGCTTGGCCTCCGGATACCAGCAGTTGAGTGTCACGTCGCCGAGCCCGGTATCTGACAGTACGACATTTTTGGCCGGCGGATGCTTGCGGCGGTTCCTGTCTTGACACGTCGCGCAGTTCCGCCGTAGCGTCGGTTCTAGCCTGGTGAGCAGTTCGGCCACGTCCGCATGACACGGTTGATCGGTTGTCAGGTCGTCGTGGAACAGGCATTCGTAGAGTCGAATTGTCTGGCATCCGCACGCGAGAATGCCAGCGGGTATCGTCTTAGCGAGCCGTCCACGGCGTGAACACAGTGCTAATGGTACATTGCCAGTGCGATTTTTTTTCGATTGATTTTCGATAATCAACTCAATCGAAGACGGAATTGCATTAGGCCGTGAACATTCAACAGTCGGTGGCGAGCGTGTTGGAACAGGAAATTCTCGGTGGCACTTACTGCATACCCACGTCCGTCGTTCCCCTTGCGTTATCGCGATTGGTGTACAGTGCATAGCTATACTGCGGTAATGTGGACGAGAAATCCAGGTGACAAGTAGCTCCATTCTGGGTCCGTTTCGTCTATCGCTCCAGGCCCACTATGACAAAAGTTCGCAATCCCAGACCATCTTTGGCCGCCACCCTTCAATGCAGTGTAGAAGTTATTTTTCCACTTAGAACCAGACGCATAGAACGTACACGGCAGGTCAGTGAAGACCATACAGTCCGGCTTATCAGGCCCGTGATCGTGAAGGAATGCCAAAGTGTTTCCTGCTCTTCGTATCACGCTGTCATTTAGCTCCATTGCAATGCTCAGAAGTACAACCGTGTAGTAGTGATCATCATGAATGATCTGCGAGGGGTCCCCGTACCCTATCATGATCGAACCAATATGGCTGGGGACCATCCATAAATCTACTCCCAAAACAGACGGTAAAACACTGACAAGAACCGTGCATGTCCAGCCCTCATAATACCCCATAGTCGCTGCGATTCCATTACATACCTCAGTTGGGAATGGGGTCGCTGAACCCATTGGCGAGCCGGCGTCAACGTGACCGTTTTCTACCGCATATTCATAGTAGATGTAGCCCGCCTGAAGATCGTACCTGCATCCAACGTTTGGCACTTCATACGAATGAAAAGGCATTCCGTCGCTGTCTACGATGAATGCCGACGGCCACTTATCGTCTTTGCAATTTCCAGTACATGGAACACTGCACCGTGGGTAGTTTGGATCTCTACCGCCACCGCCAGTTGACAGATAGCATGAACAGGCCGCATACAATTCGAACTGTTTGGTCGCGTGTATCGATGTCCAGGTTACCTCTGGATCATCAGTAGTGACAGACAAAGATGTCGGGTATGTCTGATAGTAAGTCTCGTTATCAAGCAACGTCTCTGTTTTAGACAGCACGCAGTCTTCAAACGTATGACTAACTGTCACCCGCGCTGACGTATACGACCTGCATACACGCAACCAAATCGATGCCGGGAAGGTCGTCTGTTCATACTTTCCAACGGTCGTTCCATTGACGGTGAAATTGACGTAATACTTTGAGGGAGTTCCTGATTTTTTCAACGTGGCGGTTTCTGTGATGCCAGCGATTGTCAGCGAGTAACTATAGCCGGCCTCAAAGTCACTGATCTCTATCCCCGTCGCAGCGGCGGTCGCCGCTAACGGAATGGTGTATATTTCGGTGCGATGCTCCAGCGATCCTGTTCCCGTCGCCCCGGTTGCCGAAAACGCATACCCCACGCCGTCCCAATCGCAATCCGACAACGTGCCACTGAACGCCGATCCAGCCAGTGAGCACGAAGGATCGCAACTCGCGCAAGTGAAGTAGCACGACGGATCGTAGGCCCCGTAACTGTACGAACACGGGCAGCCAGTGAACGAGCCGGAAGCGGTCATCTGCGGCACGTCCGTTGCCGCCAACGTGCCGACGAACTCCACGAGCCACGACATGGCAACGCCGGTGACTGATACATTTCCACTGCCGATATTGCTCAGTGATTCCAAAGCACCCCGAACCGTTGCAGCATCAGCGTCGAACGCGATCGCGCCAGTGGTCTGACCGCTGAACGTCAGGGTAAAGGTTCCGCCGGTCGGCCCGCCTGTGATTGCTATGGCCTGGATCTCATTCCGCGCTGGAATGTATGGCTGCGTTTCGGTGACCGGGTGCGAAGTGTCAATGGTGCCGCCGACTCGCAACCACATTAGCAGGTAAAGATCCGCCGGCGGATTGCTTGTGTAGTTGATCTCTAACACGCCGTCCGCGATTGAACAAGCAACGCTGCCTAGACCAGTTAGGGCTGTATTGATCAGACCTTCAAGGGTCGATGCGACTACGCTAGGCGGGTCAAACCCTATCGTGTAACTGCCAGTCGTAGATTCTGTTCCTCCCGGCATGGCATCGATTACGAACGACACTGCGGCCCCATAGCTCCACCACAGTGAAACGTTGTCTCCGCTGCCCAATTGCACCGACAGGATCTGCTGTTGCGGCGTAGCCCTGCCCTCCTGCGTGGTCGTGATGGCCACGCTGCCGCAGACTGCCATCGGAATCAGGATGTGTCCAGTCACCGCCGCGGTCAAAGAACGGAATTCCGCCGTATCAGTCACCGTCCCAACGCCGTAGCCCGCGGCCCCGGTAGAACCGATCAGTGCGGTGTAGGATTGCGTCTCGCCGGCCAACGTCGTCACCTTCATCGTCAGGTAGCCGCGGGCGGGGTCGTAGCAAAGCTCACCGACATGCCACTCTTCACCGCGTAGCTCACGTATCCAGTGGACGTCACCCACGCGGGTCTCGCCGCTCAGCGATTGCTCGTAGAAGCGGAGCTGTCCGCAGTCTGTGCCAAGCGTGACTTCGGCTGATACTGATACGTCAGCATCGGCCCCGGCGAAGAACCTGATGACCGAACCGGCCCGGCCCCGGAAACTGACGGTCGTCTTGACGCCATAGGGAGAGACGGCGGGTTCTTCCGTAGCGAGCAACTCAACTCCGGCAGCCTGCAACTCTAGCTCTGTTCCAGTCCCGTCCACGTCGTCCCATGAACCGGCACGGAGATCCCATTCACTCTGAACCATCTGTAGGGAGGAGAAATCCGCCTTGAGTAGTTCGCAATATGGGGACGAGCAGCACGGCTGCCCCGGCTGAAACTTCATTATCCCAGTGCCGTTACCCATGTTTATACCAGAGGAGAATCCTCAGAGCACGGAACACCAGTGATATGAAACTGACCGATGGAATTATAAGACACCTTCGCATGGATCTCACCTGGGATGTCATCGGGAAATCCGTTGAAGACCTTATACTCGACATCGGCATCCGCAGCATCTTTCAGGTACGACCATGTTATCGTATCGCCAGCCGTGTTCAATTCCTGTTTCACGAATTTACAGGTCGCACTACTTTCAGTGGCACCGACGCGGGCCGGGATTCCGTCGGCCGGCGTCAGAACCCATCTGTCCACCCACGGGATGGTGACAGGAACGAGAACTCCCCGCTGCTCGTCGTACCGAACCGTGATCAGATCACCATAGAGCAGAACAGGTGCCCACTGAGTTGATGCTGAATATCTAGTATACCCACGGGCGTCGATCTCGTAATCGTTCTCCCCTCCAGTGCCATCCTCCCAATCAGTCCATTTGAGGGCATCCTGATCGAAGTATCGTGGGCGCCCTTTGTATCGGCCGGCATACGGAACGTCCCCGGCCTCGACCACGTTCGCGACGATTTTCATCAGGCATTCGATATGAGACTGATCTGCAGCCGACGCATTAAACCATCCACGAGTACCGAACTGATTTCCACCTTCCCTGCTCGTACCGGCGGTTCGAGCGGCCCCGCTGAGGAGGTTGATCTCCCTCGCATACAGCGGGTCACCCGGCTTCTTAACTGGAAATATCTCGTGCATGACTACGACTTGAAAATCGTTAGGAGGTCGGTGGACTTATATACCGGATTCACTCCGTCAAACAATAGGCGCTGCCACCCAACATCGGCTTTCCAGAAGTCGTTGTGACCACGGACCTTGCCGGCATCATCTATCACGTGCTTCTCGAGGAATTTCAAGTTCATCTGAAAAGGTGGTTGGGTCGCCGTCCGCCATGTATAGCTTGTTCGCAGGGAGTAACCAACAAACAGAATCGTCTCCGGCGGAGCATTAAAGAACAGAGGGATGACTTTGGAATTTACCTTTCCAAGTGCAGCCCTCAACCTAGCGACTAGTGTATTCCTGTAAAAAACATTTGGCACTTGTGGCCATGAAACATCCCAGTCAACTTCGGGGACGATAAAACTAACAGGGGTCGTTTGCAGCTTGTTCGGCTCAAGAGCAGCACCGAGGATGTCCGAATCAGTCCACTTCGCCTTTGGAGCCGTGGTGTGAATGAACTCACCGGCCCCAGAACAACTCACAGTGAGGAATGTGAAAGGATCATTCGGATCGCTTTCTTCTTGATCCTGCTTCGTTGTGAAATCGACGGTACATTCACAGATCGGTTGATACGTCTCATCTGGTGCCGTTGGGTCAACACCGAATGGATCGACCGGCTTACCATCGACATGCCCCTTCCATGCGATCCGTCCAGCAAATAACGGCGTCCCATAGATTCTTCCCGGAGATGGTTGAATCGGGAATGTTCCAAGCATGTAGGATTCTGGGAACATCTCCTCTGCGAACTGCATCAGCTTATCAGACGGGACGAGCATTGTTATGCTTGCGGAGGAATCAGCAGCCTCGATCACACCGCTCATCGACACAATACGGTATGGGACGCCTGTCCCACCGGTCTTCAGTCGCCAGGTTGTTGGATCTTCATATTTTGAGACCATTAGTTTAGCATCCCCTTCTGAACCTGACCTTCTTTGACGGCCTTGATCATTTCGTCCTGTTTGACGATCTGACGCCCCATCAAATCGACCATGTCATTCTGTCTATCTTTTGGCTTCCCAGCCTCACCGAATCCGCCGGGCGGGGTAGGCTTAAGCATAATATCCTGGAATCGTTTACCCAGATCAGCCATCCCATACTTGCCAGCACCCAACTCGAATCCAGCCGCCACCTTCGCAGCCCGAACGGCCTGACCATACTCCCATTCACTGATTGCGTTTCTCTTTCGTAGTGCGTCCAGCTCCTCCATCTTCGACGCCAGAGCAGCGACGGGGTTGACCGAGTCGCGGACTGACTTACCGAGGTTCGCCACAGCCTTGTTATAGAGATCGAGGCCAGTGGCACCTTCTCCAAACGCACCGGCTTTGAGTTGGGCATCCAGCTGCTCAATCTGCTTATCTAAAGCAAACAATGGGTCAACCGATGCCCTCACAGAGTCACCGAGGCTGGCGACCAATTTCTTGAATACTTCCAGCCCCGCTGCCCCTTCACCTAGCACGCCCTGATCTAGCTGATTCTTGAACTCCGCTACCCTAGTTTGAAGGGCGAGGAATGGGTTAACTGACTCCCTAGCGGACTTACCGAGGTTGAGAATAGCGGCGTCATAGATTCGAACATTCTCTGCTTCATTCCCACTAAATGCCCCACCCTTCATCATGGCTGTCAGCCGGGCGACTTCAGCATTCAGCTGTCTATGGGGGTCGAGGGAATCTCGCACTCCCTTGCCTAGACGCTCTGCAAACACCCCATATTCCATCGACCCAGCACCGAATTGTCTCGCCAGATTATCAAACTGCTTAGCGAGGGCATCGGCAGGATCGATCGCGTCTCCAAACCCATCTACTAGCCCAGCCATAGCTCGTCTGGCGTCATCGACAGACAGTCCATTCACAAAGTGAATCTTCAGCTCTTCGATCTTGTCCCCTAACGCTTTCAATGGGTTCAGGGCGTCGATGGTCGACTGACGCAAAGCAGCGAATCGTGTTGCCGTCGCTTCCGTACCGACACCAGAATCCCGTGCTATACCGGCATACGTTGCTTGGAGCTTCTGGGCAGGAGTCTGCATTGCTTGGATGGCCTCTGCTACACGTAAATCACTGAGCTTCTGGCGGATACGTTCGAGTTGATCCCCCATGTCTTCTAGATTGTTATTCAGCCCCAGAGACTTATCCTCTGAAATCTTCAATAGCTCCAGCTCATCCTTGGTTTTTCCGACCGCCCTAGCTTCCTTCTCGTACTTCTCAACGATGTCGTCTACTTTCAGGGCACGCTCGCGGCCCCGCTCAACTTGGTTCAGGAGTATCTCTGCAGCCGAGACCTTCTCAACCTTCATCTTATATGCGGCGGCCTGATCCGCATTCATCTTCCATGTGTCGGCTTTCTCCTTCAGCTTCTCCGTCTCTTCCTTCGCCTTTGCCGTTTTCTTCTCGTCGGCTGGATCCTCTGCAGTCTTTTTGGCCTGGACGAGTGAACGCTGACGCTCCCCGGCCATGCGCAGCTTGGCATCGAGTTCGACTTTCTTTGCTGCGTCTTCTTCCAGCTCTTTGCGGGCCTGGATACGGGCCCTCCTCGTCTTACCTTGATCGTCTGGATCAAATGCCAGAGGGGTAGCTAACTTCGTATTCCCCTTCATCTTCTCATCGAGGTCTTTCGCCTCTTTAAGAAGGGCATCGTATTCCTCCCTAGCAGACTTGATCTTCTTATCCCGTACTTCCTTATCGTTGACCTTTGCATCACTATGTTGACTGAGTTCGTCCTGAGCTTTCTTCTTCAGATCGGTAAGGTTCAGTAGCAGTTTCTTCTCCAGCTTCAGAGACTCAGCGCCCTTTGCATTCGGATCTTTCTCTTGGGCAGCCACCCGAGCGGTGGACTCAGCAATCAAAGTCTCTACGTTCTTGAGGTATTTTTCTAGACCAGCCGTTGACTGGCCCTTGAAGCTTGGGGCGACTGAGATATCTGCTATGTCCTTACCTAATTTCTCATACATCTCAGCCATCTTCTTGCCGGCTTCTGATTGTCCCTCCAACCAATTTCCTAAATTGTATCCGACTAGCCCGGCGATCGCGATTCCAGTGAGGCCAAACGCAACCTTCCCTGCCGTCATCGCGGCGTTCAGTGACCATTGAGCGGCGGCAGCCGCTCTAGACGTCGCCGCCATAGTCGTCAAAATAGACGACATGCTGGTATAGGCGCTTACCAACTTTACCCCAACGAACACCATCCCAGTGATCGAAGTCACCAACCCACCAACTACAGCCCCTAGACCCAATGATCCAGCGAGGAACAGCTTGGATCCTTTATCCATGCTACTAAACATTTCGAGTGTTGAAATCCCCGCCCCCATGACTACCTTACCGATTGGGGTGATCTCCTCGCCGATCTGACGTAGAGTAATCCGCCATGCGTCGTTGAAGGTGGAAAGCATACCGAGCATAGACTTGCTCTGCTTCTCCATCATATTGGAGAAACGTCCGGACCCGCCGGTCAGCTCGAGCATGATTTCTCGGAAGTCGTTGAACGATATCTTACCCTTCGAGATCATATCCTGAGCTGCGGCATCTGTAATCTTATAGTGAGCAGCGATGTCGCGGAGGGAGATAACACCGCGTGTACTCAACTGGCGGAAGTCTTGGGTCAATAGGTGACCGACACCCCGAATCTGATTATAAACCAGCCCGATCATTCCGAATGAGCTAGACGTGCCAGAAGCGGCATTGCCTAGCATGGTGAGGGTCTGCATGAGGGTCTTGCTATCCTCGCCAAACATCACCAGACCGCGGGATACCTGTTCAATTTCAGGCATCTCGAATGGGGTTGCGGCGGCGAACTTGGTCAGCTTCTCGAGAAGGTCACCAGCCTTCTCGGCCGATCCAAGCATCGTAGAGAATGCGATAGTAGTCTGCTCGAACTTGCCAGCTGCCATAATGGCTGCGCTGGCGGCCCCACCGAATGCCATCGTCATCACACCACCCATAACAGCGACAGAGCCAGTCACTTGCGATATCTGACTGGCGAGCTGCTGGAAGTTTTGATTCTTGAGCTGGCTGAGGGCGGCGTTGTACGTGTCCTGCGTGATCGTGTGCCGTTTCAATAAATCGTCCAGATCAGCGACATGGCCGGTGTACCCCTTCGTTGATTCCGCGACTTGCCGGGTTAGGGCCTGCCCCCTTTCAATGGCAGCGGACTGCTTATTGATCTCCCCACCAGAGGCAACCATTGAATCATAGAGGGCCATCTGAGACTTAGATGCCCCCTGAGATTCCAAGGCATGACGGGCGAGCTGTTCAGCAGATACACCAAGAACAGCCCGCTGCCTGTCAATTCCGTCTGACATCACAGCCAAAATCTGGTCGACGGTGTTACTGGAATTCATCAGCGACTTGGTCGTGCTAGACTGGAAATTGTCCAGCGTCGACTTCGCCTGGGAGGCGTCGGCTGAGACCGTTACAAATGCTCTGGCGAGCTCAATACCCATTCTCAACCTCTGTGTCTTCTTCTGCGTTCCTTCGGTGCCTGCTGCTTGGCCTTCTCCTCTTCCATCAATCTCCTGGCCAAGGACTTTCCACCGATCCTCGCCTCTATCGGATTCCCATCTGCATCTCTGCCCTTGACCATCCCGTTCTCGTCCACGGTGACGGACAGAGGGTCCGCCTTGGCTATTCGTCTACCGCCTTTAGCTTTAAGAACTTTGATGTCGCAGAGCCGGTGATAAATCTGATCAGGACTCATCCTACCGACCTCTTCGTATGAGTAGCCTCCACCGCCTTCATATGGATTATCAGTCAGCAGTCTCAAATGATAAGTAGTGATCCCAAAGGACAACCCACCGCCACCGAGGTCGGTCTCATCGTCCCTGGCCTCGGCATTCTCGAGGGCGGTGAGCCCTACATATTTCCCAAGGCCGGCGCAGTCAATCGTTCGACCATCCTCGCCGCCTCGATGATCTTTGCCAACGACCAGTTACTGATATCTTTCTTCGTCAGCTCTGGATGGCTGATCTTCATCGACGCCCAAACGAATGTGATCATACCATCATAGACGGCTGTGATCCACCATGTATCGTAGGGGACTCTTGCACGGCCGGGACGAATGCCGGAAACCGCCTCGACCGTATCAGGAGTGATCTTTCCAGAATCGAGAGCAGTCGCGAGAAGAGCTCTGCGAGTAAACTCACCGGCCGGCAGCTCACCATAGATCGCAGTCAGCTCTGCACTCAGAGTATCGATCGGGGTGGAGGAAACGTCGTATGACATCTTGACTGGCAAGTCCCCGACATCCCATCGAGCGACCTCTTCCAGCTTTTGCTCTAGCAGACCATCGGCCTTCTCAGCCGGAAACAAGTCGAGGTTCTCGGCGAATGTCCGTAGATACTCTCGTTTGTAATAGGCAACAGCGTGACGCTGAACCTCAGTCAGCTGCTGCATTCCAATCGGGAGGATACGGAACTCTTTCTCTTTGACGGTCAGCGTGTCCCCAGCACCAAGCACTCTGGCTTCTTTGTCAGACATTGAAGGTCTCCTGTGGAAATAGATAGAATCCCCTGGGTCAGAGGATGACGTCTCGAATTGTCTAGTCAGCCTTCTCGGCCAACATAAGTTCACGGGCAAGCGAACCAGCAGGACGTCGTATGATAAGTCGAAGCGCTGTTGCCGCCTCGAGGGGGATTATGCGAAGAGAAGATTCGGCGGGATGTGCGGAAGTTCGTCGTGCCCGTTCCTGCCCGCATTCTAAGCACGGGCAGGAATCCAAATCATGTACCTCGATTCTTGTGATTTCAAAGGGAGTCATCTGGCGATACCTGCTGCAGCATACACCATATCACGAACTTCGCGGGAGGTCTTTCTTTCCGCCTTCCCGCCTGGACCAGTCATATGGTACTCTGCTTGCTGCGTGTCCATGTTGAATCTCAGCAGCTTTGTGTTCAATAGGAGTCATGGTATCACAGCGTCGGCAAAGTTCGGACCGTAGCCCCAGACTGCCCAGGTCGGTAGAAGATCCCATCGGCACCCCAACCGGCTGACCATCCGACCACGTCTTCCGTGTCGATGTCAACCGCCAGGCTGAAATCTTCGCAGAGGGCTCGCGGGAAGTCCCAGTAGAGGGCTGTTGCATTCATCCAGAGTACAGCAAGCGCGATATCTTCCGGCTGGAAGATATCGAACTGTTCATGGGTGGTGTCATAAACACCCTCAACTTTGAACGTGCAATCCTTCCGGCCGGGCGCTCGGTTGGTATACCCGGCACTGTCGGAATCACCCCACGTCGAACCACCCGCTAGTTTGGGATTTACATCCCATTTCTTCGTCCGGGCAACGAGGGTGGTTCCAACCACGAATTTCCCGTTACGCCCAGTAAGTGTGTTCAGGCTGGACATCTATCAACCTCCCTCATTGCTAATTCAGGCTACTCGAACTCTGGCTCGAAGACGAACTCGAACTGCTCGAGCTCGAACTACTTGAGCTTTGTGAACTGCTTGAACTTCCGGACGTCGAGATCGAACTCGAACTGCTTGAACTTGTCGAATGGCTATAGCTACTCGAACTCGACTTGCTGCTCGAACTCGGTGAGGAGCTGGAGCTGCTCATCCCGCTGCTAGACGAGCTGGAGCTGCTCGTCTCATCGTCACTTCTACCAAGGATCCAAACGCTATAGTCAACATCCCCGCCGTTGGCTGTTAGCTTGATCCTGTTCTTCGAGCCGTCCGAGACGTTGAACCCAGTGGCGTCCGGCTGGTACTTCAGGATCAACCCACCGCCACGTACGGCCCCGCCAGTCGCAACGGTATGAATTCCGATAGGCGTCCACCCATTGGTGGCATCGGGTTCGATCTCGAGCGATCCGGCATCACCGACCGCATTCTCATTCTTGACCATCACCGCGACAATGCTCTCAAGAGTCAGGGCCTGTCCAACAGCATCATTACCGGCGCCTGCCCCTTGATCGAGTCCGGCGAAGTCATATACATCGATGACGACGTTGGCCCCACTGAGGATCGTCTTTGGGTTGGCGGTTGCATGCTTCCACTGCCAACCACGATTCACTAAGCTCGCTCCGACCCCACTCTCCAGCATACCACTCACGTTGGCGAGGAACGAAGCAGCGATGACCGTCCCATCATCCAGTGTGTTCTGGATCTGGGCAGAGATCTGAGCGATGATTTTCGGGCTCGATAGGCTTCTGTTTGACATGCTATGCTCCGACCATAACGGGGATGTCTGAGGTTATCTTGTACTCGATCACCCAACGGTGGATGCCGTGAATTTCGTCTTCTTCTGGGTCACTATAGTCGTCCTGGTACTGGACGTTGAGGCAGTTGCCATTGTCAAGCGAGGGATAAGTTGGTTCAACCGTCGGGTGGCCACCAAACACCTTGAGGATTTCGTCTGCCAGGAATGCTGCTAGTTCCTTGCCTGATAGGGTACTTGTCTTTAGGGCGAATACGTTGAAGATCCAGGGCTGATCTTGAATGCTTCGTTTCTCTTGTCCCGTTCCTGACATCCGGGATCTGGTATTTGATTTCGGGGCGGTATAGGTCACATAAGGAAACGGGGTGTTCGGAGCTGCGTTACCGTCATTCAAGCTGACGTATGAGTTTCGGTCAGCTGTTGCCCAATAGGATTGGAAGAGGGTGTTCAGTCCCCCACTATCCCAGAGGGCTGCGACTGCTCGATGAATGTCCGCCGCCCCACTCATACGATCTACCGCCCCTCAGCCACCCAACTATTCTTGATGTGCGTCGTCGCCTGCGGGCCGTTGCTCGGATGGTACGCCGTGTACCCCTGACTATTCTTATCTGTGATGATAAAACCACGGTATCTGGAGTGACTGATCTGATCCCCAACTTTGTAGTCACCGCCGGTCTTGCCACCCGTCCTATCAGCCACCCAACCATTCTTGATACTCGTCGTCGCCTGCGGGCCGTTGCTCGGATGATATGCTTTGTAGCCTTGGCTGTTCTTATCGGTGATGACAAAGCCACGATATCGAGGATGACCAATCACATCCCCGACTTTGTAGTCACCACCGGTCTTACCACCCATAGCATTGCCCATCTTCTTATGGGCTTCAGCCACTGTCATCGCAGACGATGTCTCTCCACCAGAGCTCCCACCAGAACCGCTCTGACTATCCCCACTGGCAAATCGCCCGTGTTCGTCGTGGTTCTCGTTGAACTTCTGGCTCAACATGAGGTGCTGAAGTTTCAGCACCCCTAGTTGAACCTCGGCAGCTTTGCGTTCGATGGGAGTCATACTATCGGTCCTGTAAGCAACCCAGTGATGTTTCCTATCTCCTCATTCAACGTCCTAGTCAGGAACTGGCGCTGTTTCAACGTCTCTAACTCAAGCCCATACCCGAGTGGCGTCCCCACGTATCCATGAATCACTCCGTTCCCATAATCAACCACGTCGTTGAAGATCGTCTTCATCAGCTGTGTGGTGTCCGCTCTGGGAAATTCACCTGGTTTGCTTCTCTTCGTGACGATTGTTCTTCCGTTGACGATCTTCTTCACAACCGGAACACTGATGTTCTTCACTATCGCGTCTTGCAGAAACACAACTGCCACTTGAACTCTCTGCCTCAGTGATACGTCCATTCGGTTGTGGAAGTCTTGAACGAACCACTGTACTTCCAACGCTGCGGCAGCTGACCGTCCTGATCTCCTAGCATACGCTGCATCAGTTGCCGCAGACATTTAACCACCACTTCTCGTCAACTGGTTTATCCACTCCGGAAGATCCTCCTCATAGGTCGGCTGTGTTGATTGGGTCCGCAGACCGGGGTTAAGTAGGAACTTACCGGGCAGCTCCTCAACGTCATCCATCAAAGGGGCTGCTCCCTTCACAACCCGTACCTCTTTCGCATCGAGCAACCAACAGATCTCCCGACACAACGTCTTCATCCGATGGATGTCAAGCGTTCCCTTCTTGGTATCGACGCCTTTCAACATCGTGTCCGACCGGACGCCCGTCGTCATGTTGAGGAACCGCTTGATTCGCTGCTTGGCTTCCTCATCATCGTTCAATGGATCGAAAATGACGTAGGAGAGCTCAGCTGGGTTCACATGCAACTGCATGCCGGGTACTTCCGGCGGCGACTGGCCATTGGCGGTCGGCGTCCGAACATGACCCTGGATGGTCATTGATGTCGGTTTGATCTTGCTGCGAAGCCGGCATCCCGGAATCGACTGAAGCAGGATGTCGCAATTCTGAGGGTGATCAACTTCGATCCCAAACGCGGGAACGATTACGGCAGCTTTCGGTTTCTCTTGTGCGGCTGTTGACATGATAACTGGTCTCCTAGAAAGAACGTTCGGGTGAATGGTCTCCTCAATTCGAAATAGAACCCGGCGGGAGGATAGGAGACCGCAACCCCTCCCGCCGGGCCTTCACCCGTCAGCATCAGGCGGGGGCAGTGGTCGTCTTCGCGGCTACAGCACCACGCTCGAGGTGTCCACCGTAACGCGCCATCGCAATCATGAGTAACTCATTGGCACGAATCAGCGTGTCACCTTCCTGTGAGGTCCGCATCGTCAGACCACGGCGGCGGTACATCCGGTACTTGTTGAGGATCGCGTAGAAGACCTGTGAGTTGGTGAGACTCTCGTTGATCTTGTACGGCCGCTGCATCATGGTGTAGTCATCATAGTTCGACGTTCCCATGAAG